GATTTATTCGCTGATATGCAGAGGGAAATGATGACAAACGGTTGTTTAGCGCAGATGATGGAGTCGTTGGAGAGAGCGCAGGAGCAGGAGAAAGAGAAGAAAAAGACCCCATCCAAAGCGAAAACCAAGAATTAACATGGGAATATTACGTTGCGGAAATCCGTCCGTTTTACCTTGTGGTAACGAAAGGCTACGGATTTTCCGTTGATGATATAGATATGATGAATCCAGAGTTGCTTAAGCCTTATGTGGATGCATACAAGGCAGAATGGAAGCAACGCGATGTGGAAATGTATATGTGGTTTGGCAGATATGCAACGTCAGCACTTGTGACCGCAATAGATGCTACATTCGGTAAGGGTAATAGTAAGTACGTGAAAGAAACTTGCTATGATTCCATCGAAAAGCATAATACGGACGATCCCGATGCTGAGATACGAGAAATGCTTAAGGCGGAAGAAGCATGGGCGGCTGAATCAAGGAAATCACATTTGCCAAAGCCAAAGATAGTTTAAGAAAAGAGGTATTGCTATGGCAGTAATTATCGGAAGTGCGAGACACGATGAACACGGAAATTGCTATTCTGGTGGAAAAGCCGGAGACCAGACCGGACAGGAAGTGTCTACGCAGAAGTTTTACAACCATTCTAAGGGATGGTACGTGCTAAGGGCGAAGGACGATAGGGTTGCGGAGAAGTTAGCCGAAGCTATGCAGATTGCATCTGACAACAAAAATATCGGCTATGACCAATCAGAACGCTACGGAGTCATTAAGCATGGCATTAACACAAAGGTCAAGACGGAATGCGATTGTTCTTCTCTTGTGCGTGCTTGTATTATCTATGCATCCGGCAAGGATGTGGGGGATTTTAATACATCTAATGAACGACCGGTAATTTTGAAATCCGGTTTGTTTGATGATATGGGTTCATATCATGCCGGGTTTATTCTTCGCAACGGAGATATTCTTGTGACACGCGTAAAAGGGCACACAGTTATTGTTGTAAAAGGCGCAAAGAAATGCAAAACCAAGTATTATCCGAAGTATACCGGAAATTCCGGTTCAATCGTTGAAGCATTAAAAGCGGTTGGGGAAGATGATGTGTCGAAAGAACATCGTGCGGAAATCGCAAAAAAGAACGGATTTTCCAATTTTAAGTTTACATCAGAGGAAAATTCAAAGATGATTTCTCTTCTAAAAAAGGGAAAACTGAAAAAGTAATTCAAGGGCGGTAGGGGTCAAATCCTACCGTCTTTTTCTTATGTAGAAAGTTGGTGGATAAATGGAATTAGAGTCTCTTGAAATAAAAATCCAAGCACAGGCACAACAGGCAAGCGGTCAGATAGATGCGCTTGTGACAAGGCTTGGGAGATTATCTTCCGCACTTTCCGGGCTTAACACTGGAAATCTGAATAGTCTTTCCACAGGGGTAAACCGACTTGCAGGGGCAATGACGGCAATGCGTGGAATTGACACACGAACTTTTTCTGCGGTTGCAAGAAATGTAAGCAAATTAGGCTCTATCAACAGCAAACAGATTAATGCTGCGGCCGGTTCTATGCGTCAGATTTCCAACGCGGTAAAAGGGATTTCTGGAATGTCGGCATCTGTTAAGGGTCTGACCGACCTTGCATCTGCAATCAAACAGCTTGGCTACCAGAGTTCCACCAAGGCGATTGAAAATATCCCGAAACTTGCCACAGCAATGCGACAGCTTATGTCCGAATTGTCGAAAGCCCCTAGCGTAAGCCGGAATATTATTGACATGACAAATGCATTGGCAAAATTATCACGTACCGGTGGAGCGGCAGGAACAGCGGCAAAAAGCATCACAAGCTCATTTAGTGGATTTAGTTCCGGTGCTTCTGCGGTTACCAAGAAGTCGTTTTCTCTTGCGTCAGCAATCGGAAAAGTGTATGCAACGTACTGGGCTTTATTCCGAGGATTTAGGCTACTTGGAGATGCCATTGACATATCATCTTCGCTGACAGAGGTTGAGAACGTTGTAAGGCAGACATTCGGGCAGTATGAAAGCCTAATTAACAATTTCGCAAAAACATCAATTGAAAAATTTGGTATGTCTGAATTGTCTGCGAAACAGTTTGCAAGCCGTTTCCAAGCCATGGGAACAGCCCTTGATATTCCGCAAGGGAAAATGGCAGATATGTCTATTCGGTTGACGGAATTAACCGGAGATATGGCTTCATTCTATGATGTGAGTCAAGAAGATATTGCCAAAAGTCTGCAATCTGTATTTTCCGGTACTACGGCACCTATGCGGCGTTATGGTATCGACTTGACACAGGCAACATTAAAGGAATGGGCGTTAAAACAAGGACTTGATGCAAACGTTTCCTCAATGACACAGGCTGAAAAAGCCATGTTGCGTTATCAGTATGTGCTTGCGCATACAACCAATATCACCGGGGACTTTGCACGTACAGCAGATACGTGGCATAACCAGATAACCATGCTTAGAGAGAACTTCAAAGCACTTGGAGCGGTCGTTGGTGGTGGTTTAATCAATGCATTTAAGCCATTTATCAAGGTGCTTAATGCGGTTCTACAGAAGGTGATTTCTTTTGCGGAAATGGTAACAAATGCTTTAGGTTCTATCTTCGGATGGAAATATGAAGCAAGCAAAGGAGCAGGAATCAGCGGTCTTGCTGATGATATTGGAAGCGCATCTGATGGCATGGATGATTTGAGTAATGCCGCAGGAAACGCAGGAAAAAACACAGGCGGTATCGCAAAAAATGCCAAGAAAGCAAAAAAGGAAATCCAACAGGCAACTCGTGCATTTGATGAATTAAAGGTTATTTCAAAGCAGAGTAAAGATAACACTTCCGGTTCTGGAAGCGGTGGAAGTGGTGGCGGTTCTGGTTCCGGTGGTTCTGGTGGTGGGGATACCGGAAAACTAGTTCAGACCGACACGATTTTTAAGAAATTCAAAAGCGACATCAAAGACCTTGAAGGACTTGGAAAAGCAATATCCGGTTCCCTTATCAATGCAATGCGAGGTATCGAGTGGGATGAAGTATACGCCAAAGCATCCGGCTTCGGTAGTGGACTTGCAAAATTCCTTAATGGGCTATTTGAGGGTCAGAAAGGTACAACGCTTTTCGGAGA